GGTCAAGGTGCAGACCCAGGCCACGGACGCGCAAGGCATTAGCAAGGACATTGGCGGATCGCTGAACGGTCAGCTAAAGAGCCTGCAAACATCTGCGGCAACAGGGGTGGCACGGTAATGGAAACAACCCTTGTAGCCATCCTTGAGGATGAGTCGCTGAACCAGTTGTTCACGGCTTCCCAGCCTATGCGCGTGAGCGTGCGTGAAGATGGCAAACTGACGCAGTTTCCCGTCGAGGACGGCACTACACGCTCAGACCATTTTGTTCGCCAGCCAATTCAAATCACGGTCGATTTCCTGCTGACGGATGACACGCGAAACGCTTTCTCTGAACTGCGTGCGGCGTTCTCTGAGAAGCGCATCCTGACCGTTCAGACCAAGGTGGCGGTCTATTTCTCGCTGATCATCACCGCCATCCCGCACGATGAGACGCCAGAAAATGGCAGCACCATCGCCGTGCCTGTTGTGCTGCAAGAGTGGCGGACCGTTCAGCCTGAATACGGCGAGTTGCCGCCAAAGAAAGTCACGCAAAAGAAACAGGCCAGCACGGTTAAGCGCGGGCAGCAGCAGACCACCGAGACGCCAGCACCTACACAGGCAAAAGTCAAAAAGCAATCACTCCTTTACCGGGCGTTGTTCTGATGCGTACCATTCCGATTCAGCAGTCACCCAATCAGGCCATCACAGTTACGCTTGATGGCAACCGATGGGCGCTCACGATCAAGACCGCAAACGACACGATGTGCGTTGACGTTGATCTGAACGACACGCCCATCCTGCGCGGACAACGGGCAGTTGCAGGGATGCCCGTGATCCCATATCGCCGCTTGGCTGCGGGGCAGGGCAATTTCATGTTCGTCACCGAGCGAGACGAGAATCCGTGGTGGGAGCGTTTCACCGTTGACCAGTCGCTGCACTACGTCACCGCTGAGGACTTGGTGTAATGGTTGACCTGCGTGTCATCCGAGTAGGCATTGAGGTATCAGGGCAAATCCGCTGGTACGAAGGCTTGCGCGTCAAGGCGTCAGGCGTGAAGAAGGCCAACCCGACGCAGAATGAATGCACCGTGACGCTAACGGGCCTTTCTACGGACGTGCGTGACTACATCCTCACAGAGACAAGCCCGTTTAATTCCAACAAATCGCCAAAGCGCTTGTATGTGGATGCGGGTCGAGTGAGCACCGGTGTATTCCGCCTGTTTTATGGGGATATCGAAAGCGCCGAGCCAGGCCTACCGCCTGACGTTGATGTGATCATCAAGGCAAAGACCGGATCAGCACAAAAGGGAAACATCGTCGCGATTGATGGGCAGGCTCTGGTGCGCCTTCAATCTTTGGCGCAACAAGTGGCATCCCGACTCGGCCTCACGCTGAACTTCCAGGCCACCGACAAGAACATCGGAAACTTCTCATTTACCGGATCAGCCCTGCACCTCGTCAACAAACTCCAAGAGGCAGGCGGTGTGCGTGCGTTCATTGATGACGCCGAGCTTGTCGTCAAGGATCAGGACAAGGCGTTGACAGGTAAGACCCGTATTCTCAACATGAATAGTGGGCTTGTTGGATTGCCAAAGATCACCGAGAAGGGCGTAGACGTTACTTTTTTGATTGATGGCGAATCTGCGCTAGGCGGATTGCTTCGCTTGGATTCAAAGTTCAACAAAGCCGCCAGCGGAGATTACACTATCGACCAGTTGAAGTTTGAAGTTGCATCGCATGATGACCCATTCTTCTACGTCGCAACCTGTACCCGCTTATGAGTTCACCACCCAACCTAGACAAAGCCAATGACGGAGACTTTGCAGGCGTCATGACTGACGTTCTGCAGAACTTCCTGCGCGGCGTGGATGACATGATCCCGGCTAAGGTGGTGAGTTACGACGACGCCACAAATCGGGCCGTTATCAAGCCTCTGGTGATGCTTGGCACCACGGACGGCCAAAAGATCAGCCGTGCTCAGCTTTCAAATATCCCGGTGTTTCGATTTGGTGGTGGTGGGTTCTTTATCCGCGTCCCAGTGAAGCCCGGTGATTTTGGCTGGCTCAAAGCCACCGACCGGGATATTAGCCTCATCATGCAGCGCGGAGGGCTAGAGGATTGGCCTAATACTTTGCGCCAGCACTCATTCAGCGATGGTATGTTCTTTCCCGACACGCTAAAATCGTGGGTAATTGATGGCGCAAACGCTGACGCATTGGTGATCCAATCACTTGACGGCAGCGTGTGTGTGTCGCTTCATTCTGGTAAGGTCAAGATTGAGGCGGCGGATATCGAGATGGTTGGCAACGTGCAAGTGACGGGCAATGTCGCAGTCACAGGAACGATGACCAATAACGGGACAAACGTCGGCAGCACGCACGTTCACTCTGGTGTGGACACTGGGCCGAGCAACACTGGCGGGCCGCTGTGAGAACATTGAACGTCAATGCTGACAATGATCTGGTGCTGAACGAGTTTGGCTATCTCTCGTTCGCCTCAGATATTGATGCGGTGCTGTTGACCGCTCGTCAGTATGCGTCGGCGCTGCTTGGCGAGATGATCCACAACGCGGATCAGGGCGTGCCTTACTTCGGCGTCGCGTTTGGATCATCGCCTAACATCGCTCAGTTTGAGGCGGCTTTGCGTCGTCGTTTGCTGCAATGCCCCGGCGTGGTGCGAGTTGATGCCTTGTCTGCAAGCATAAGCGGCGATGTGCTCTCCTACACCGCGACGATCACAACAGAATTCGGACAAGGAACAGTGAATGGCTGATTACGACTACATCGACACGCTAGGCGTCATCGTCCCAGACACTGCAACGACACGCGCCGACGTGGTGGCTGAATGGCAGTCCGTGTTCGGTGCTGATCTTGTCACAACACCCGAGACGCCTCAAGGCGTGATCATCACTCTGCAAACAGAGGAGCGTGACGCTGTTGCCCGCAACAATGCGGAACTGGCTAACCAGATCAACCCGGACGTTGCTGGCGGGGTGTTCCTAGATGCCTTGATGTCTTTCACGGGTGGCGCTCGTCGCTCTGCTACGCAATCGACCATCTCGGGCGTGGTGTTCTCTGGCGTGCCAGGCACTAACATCCCGGCAGGATCGCAAGCTATCGCCTCTGGCTCTGGTCAGATTTTCACGACTGACAATCCGTACATCATCGGCGCTGGCGGAACGATCACGGGGAGCATGACTGCCATTGAATACGGGCCTGTTGAAGTGCCTGCAAACGGGCTGGATACCGTCGCTTCTGCTGTCCTAGGGTGGGAAACTGTAGACAATCCAAACGCTGCAGTACCGGGCGATCTGGAAGAATCCGACATCGCAGCACGCCGCCGCCGACGTGATGCTCTGGCCCTGCAAAACATGTCTGTCGCCGAGGCAATCGTCTCGCGAATCATGTCAATACCAGAGGTGCGCAGCATGTCGTTTCGTGAAAATACAGCGGCAACCACGCAGACCATTGATGGAATTAGCATGATTGCCCACTCTGTTTACGCCTGTGTAGAAGGCGGGTCAGACGCAGATGTGGCTAACGCGCTGTACGAAACAAAGACGGCTGGCGCTGGATTTAACGGGGCACAATCCATCGTAGTATCTGATCAATACTCCGGTCAAAACGCTACGGTAAAGTTCGACCGTCCTACTCAAATCCCAATCATTGTTCGTGTGAGCGTTAAGGCTACGCCGCTTGATGCGCAGACCATTGTCCGTGATGCCATCATGAATTATGTGAATGGTGATCTTGAGGGTGGAATGGGTCTTAAGGTTGGCGATAACGTATACCCGTTTGAGTTCTCGGGCGCTATCAATCAAGTTCAGCCGCCACTGATCGTGACAAACATCGAGATTTCTACAGACGGCACAACGTGGACAACAGCACCTTTGATCGTAGGGCTTGATGAAGTCGCAACGCTGCAACGTTCTGCCATTACGGTCAACATCGTATGAGCACGATTCAACATATCGACGCTAACGTAAACCTGCTTCGGGCCATTCTGTGGCAATACGAAGGGGCGGATAACCTGCGCCGTATTGTTGAGGCTGAGCAAGCATGGTTTGATGGTGCTCAGGCCGAGTTCTGGGAATCTTGGATTCGTGACGTGTTTGACTTCAACACAGCAAACGATTTCGGGCTATCTGTTTGGTCACGTATTCTAGATATTGATCTAGGCGTAGATGTTGACGCCTCTGCTGCTGAGCCTGCTTTCGGTTTTGGTCAGTACAACGAGAACTTTGAGAATGGGAATTTCTCTCGCCTGAACTATGGCACCATCTCTTTGACCACGGATCAAAAGCGTTTGGTTATCAGGTTGCGTTATGCGCAACTCACGACGCGCCCGACACTGCCAAACATCAATCGCATTTTGTCAACGGTGTTTACTGACTTCGGTGGGAACGCTTATGTCACCGACAATCATGACATGACGATTGACTATCAGTTCAATTTCCTGATTCCAAGTTCGTTGCGTCTTGTGCTTGAGAAATACGATTTACTGCTGCGCCCGTCCACTGTTGGATACAATATCAGCGAAACAAACGTGCTCGTTTTTAACGAGACAGCACTTATTTTGGAGGCTTGATGGCCCACATTTTCAAAACGGCGTTTGCCAATACTGGCGACAAAATCACCATCCCATCAGTTACAC